AGGCGTTTGACAACAGTCTGCGCCGATGCACCAGTTGACTTGGTGATGTTATTTAGTTCTTGCTTGGTGATGCCACCTACACCCGCTTGCCGAATAGCAAGCTTGACGCCTTGATTTTTTGATTCCTTCTTAGCCATTGTTTTCTTCAGTGAGACGATGGTTGATCCACTCGACCACTGAACGTTGGCCAGAGCGGTACATTATTAAGTTTGTCGGATCATCTGGATGTGGATTGACTGAAGGAAAGTTGTCCTCCAGTTCTTGTAAGATTGATTGAAGCTGGAGACCACTGGTCTCAAGCATACTGAGGTAGGTTGGGGTTTGCATGTTCAAAGAACGCAGGCATCCGAGCACGTTGTGTATCGATCAACCCTTCTGCTTTACCTGCATACATCAAGCTGTCACTTTGATCAAGCCAGAACTGTTTGTCCAAGTACTTGTTCTCTGACTTCTTGAGTGGTTGCATCACCCAAGCAATGGTTGCCTTCCTGAGGCGATCAAGAGAAGGAGATACAGTGAGACCAAGCTCACGACATACCAAGCTATTCGTTGCCACATGAACTTGCTCATCCCTGCTGATGTCAGCACTTACTGTTCGGAGACCAGCGTCACCATTAAAGCGGAAGAATGGCAGTAGAACGAAGAAAATTGCACGCTCGGCCACCATTGCTTTGAGGACCGTGTGATCTGGATGCGCCGTCCAAGCATCGCGGAGTCGCATGGCTTCGGCTTCAGCAACTGGGTCAGTGCCGATAGCTTGGGCGATGTAACCGAGAGCCAAGTCGTGGTTCTCTTCGTCTGTGATGTTGGATCGCAGTAAGTCCCGCGATAACTCTGGAACTTCATTCTTCAATGCATCGTTAATAAAGTCGCCAACAGGAAGTTCCATGTGGCGAAGGGCGAGAGCCCGGAAGATAGTTTCCTCCGAGCCCTCAGCAAGTTGACCAGCAGTGGTTTGCACTGGAGTCCACTTACGCTTACGATTAAAGAGTTTCTGATAAGGGTTCATTCGCCGCAATTACAATCAGGAGCAGGGTCGTCATTAAACAACTCGTCCAGGTAATCGTCGATGTCAGATTGAGACAACGCAGCGTATGCGTCTGACTTATCCTGAACATCTCCCATCACCTGCAAGCTGTAATACAAAGAGGTTTGGGGGCTGCTCAGCCACTCCTCGATGAATGCTTCGTCGTAAGTAACTACGTCACTCCACGAGTTGAAGCTATATCCATGAAGAAGCCCAGTCATAGAAAGCAAACGGATAATACCGTTAGCTACTTTGAAGTAATCATCCCAGCCAACTTCAGACGCGATCTCAACCGGACCGTAGTCAAAGCTCTGGACGCCAAACGTACCGCTGTCACGGTCCACTTGACGGGCAATGGGAGGAGCGATCTCAGGTGTGGTGGTGTACCCATCGAGATCTTTGTATCGGTAACTGCACGAGGCCGTAGGTGCAATGGCAAAGGCACGCACCATGTTGTTGGCCTTCGCGATCTCAGCAGCCTCACGGATACCAGCATGGATCTCATGAGCCAGCACTGCAGCAGGAGTCCGTTCATGAGGTTCGTTGTTGACGATGTGCATCAACGCCTCACCAAACTCCTTGTAGCTCACCCCTTGTTGACGGAGCAGGTTGGAAAGCCCAAGCATTCCGAGACCGACCTGGCGATCAACCTCTGGAGTGAGGTATTCACCGCTGTCTCCAACACCTGTTTTTGAGTGGAGGTGACACAGTTCGGACATTCCACGTGAAAACGCAGATCGAATGTCATCAAGTTCGCATGCCCCAAGGTTGACATGTTGCAGTAGACAGGTGCCCCGTGTTGGCAGGTACACCTCCAGGCAAACATTTCCGTAGATACGTTGTCCATGCTTATCGACTTTTGTTTTGTTGAGCCAAACGTCGCCGCGTTTGATGGCAAGAATCAGAGCTTCCTTGACTTCGTTCGTGGCAACGTTCCACCAGTGGTGGTTGATGTTGACGCAACGCTTAACCCAAGGCAGCTCACTACGGCTAGCAGTAATGAACTCAAGTACATCAGGATGGTTGAGATCAAGATGACATACAACAGCTCCATTTTTGTAGACGCCACCACGCCTCAGGATTTCGTTGAGGGTGGAGTAGATCTTGGCGAAGGATACAGGGCCAGATGCCACAAGACCTTTGCCATTCTCAGAGCCTTTGGGACGGATCTTGGAGAGGTGTACCGCAACGCCCGCTCCATAGCGTAGAGCATGGCTAACAAATCGCCAGCTTGCTTCGATTCCATTCTCACCCTCCATGGTGTCTTCAACAACGAAGACGGTGCAGCTCACAGGTAGACGAGATGTCGGATCATCAATCCAACTTTGTACACGGCCAGTACGTGCGATGAGTTCTTTTTCCACAGTAGTATCAAACAAGATCAATGAGTGAAGGTTCAAAGTAGTTAGGCCCTTTGAGGATCTTTCCGTCCTCACGACGTATGGGCTTGCCGTCTTCCCCGAGCTTGCTCATGTTGCTGGCATGCACACGGTTATATGCCGTCTGCAGATCCCAGCCAAACGCTGCAGCCATCTGATGACACACGTACACCAGATCAGCAAGCTCCTTCAAGAGGTGCTCTCTCAGTTGCTTATTGTTGGTATCAACCAGAAGAGCGAGGTAAGCATGAGCTACCTCTAGGTGTTCCTCATCGATCAAAGTCTGCTGAAGCTTCAAAGAGAAAGTCGTCAGACCGAGCGGCAGCTCGTACGCTCTCCGAAATTCGTGTGCTGCTGTTTCGTAGAAACTCACGTTCGTTTTCAAGGTAGTGGATTGCTTTGGTAAGGTCTGCGATTGCATCGTCTTTGTGTCCAGCTCGGCAGATGTATTTGATTGCACAGCCAAGGTGGTAGTCGAGTTGTTGATCACGAATAAAATCCCAAACCTCTATTGACCCTCGCTTGTAGTACGAAGGTCCGTTGGTAACGGCCATTGCTTTACTAAGTTTGATACGGTGTTACTAAGAACAAAGTTCTGATGTTGCAATGCAAGGAAGACAGTAATGATGTCCTCCTTCTTTGCATCAGGCAGCAGATCCTGCAGCCGTCTCATCTTGAACTGTTGCTCCATTGTCATCTCCAGAACGGGAGGTGGGGGTCCAAAGGATTGGCTCATCGGTGTCGAAGTTGTAGTCGGTGTACTGGAGTATCCGCGCGAGACGTGCATTAAGAAGAGCATCATCTTCAGTCATTCCTCGTTCTTCAAAGGTTTGAACTACTGTTTTCCAACAGCACCCATGCTTCTCCAGTAGTGCATCAGCACGTTTGATACCAATCCCAGGAGCACCTGCATAACCATCTGTCTGGTCACCACTCATTGCTTGAATCAGATGCCAACGATCTCCTTCTTCCTTGGTGATTTCAATCACAGGATTCTTGAGATCAAACAGCAGTCCTGGTATCTGTCTCATGTCCTTATCAGGTGAGCAGATAATTAGTTCGTTCTCTGATTCAATTGGATCAGTGGCGTAGATACCAATGGCATCATCAGCTTCCAGATTGTCAACCACCATGGTGACGTAATTATCACCACACCAATTGAGTAGGCGCTTGTATCCGCAGGGCTTCTTCCTATTTCGATGACCCTTGTAATCCGGGAAAATTTTTTTCCTGAAATTCTTTGGGCTACTGAAGAAAAGGATGAAGTCATCGAACTGACCCATGCATTCAGCAATGGACATCAGCTCCTTCTGGAACATGTCCAGCACTTCAGAGAAGCGGCTGGTGACAACGATTAGGTCATCTCCGTAGTCGATCTCATCTTCACAAGCAGCACAGGTTTTGTACGCGAGGTAGTCGGCATCAATGAGCAGTGTCATTTACCTTGACCTCGACGTAGCTTCTTTGTGCCTTTTGGGAGTGAGCGGGTTCCATTACCTTGACGGGTGTGCTTGAACTTGGCACGTGATTCAAATTGTTTCTTGGCTAGGTTTGTTTTGGATTTGGTTGGTGACATTAGTTAGTCCCAGAAGTTTTCAAGGCCAGGTGGGCAGTAGTTTGTCTTTCCATTTTTAGCGCCACCCCTATTTTGTTTCCACCTGCAATACCAACCAGACAAATCTGCACCTGTTGCAGGTACAACTATTAGGGGGTAGACAGGTAGTTTTACCGAGTGTGACTCGCCACTTTTCCAGCAACAACGTCCATTACCGCTACGTTGCCAGCTCGCCAGCTTCACATCTATCTCGTAGATTTCGGCTTTGTACTTAAAACAAAGGTCCGTCTTCCCATCGCATCCAGTATTACGAAACACTGTTGCCCCTTTAGCCATCAACGCTGCAGTGGCATACACCTCTGCAATGTCACCAGCCCGGTTAGAGCTGAAATCAATGTGTGTCAGCCCACGTACTTCCGGTGCCCGCTTCTGCTGCGATTGGGATTCGCAGACCGTAGTATTCTCCAGCGATAGCTGCAGCGAGTTCAAGGTTAAACATTAACGTGTCCGCATGAGCGGGGTTACATTCAAACTGAAGCTCATCATGAACAAATGCCAGTTGATCAGCTTCTGTATTTAGTTGTTTAATTTGATCGTTAGCGATGACCATCCATCGCTTTGCAATGACACCAGCTCCTGACTGCAGGAGATAGTTCAAAGCTTTATGGGGTCCATCAACAGCGATACGCCGTCCATCAATTGAATTGATGTGGCCAACTGATTGAACCTTTTTCTTGACGGCCTCAACAAGATCGCTAAGACCTTCAATTGCATCAAGATACGCTTGCCGTATCTCTGCCCCCTTTTTCTTTGCCTTATCGGTAGGAAGCTGAGGGTCATAGGAAAGTCCGATCTTTTCGTTCCCAGCCCCGTAAAGAAAAGCATAGGTAACGGTCTTGACGAGCTTACGACTAATGCCAATCTTGTCGGCATTAACTTGGTGTATGTCGCCATTAAGCAAGATCTCACCATAGCGACCACCGTCATACCTACTAAGGTAATGCGCGAACATCCGCAGCTCGATGCCGCTAAGATCGGCCCCAACCATGCATAATCCTGGAGTTGCAGTGAATAGTCGTCTGAATCGTTCATCAGATGGGACTTGGGCCAGATTTGGGTTCCTATGGGCACATCGGTGAGTGTTAGTTGCAACGGAGCAGTGATGGTGGATTCGGCCATTTCTGACAAGCTTTAGCCAGGCGTTATTGCCGTCTGACAACATGCCAAGCTGCTTAGTCAGTTCCAAACACTGGAGAAAGTCCAGTGCAATTGGAGTACCTATGTCCTTTAGAACTACTTCGTCAATAGTTGCTTTTCCAGATTCTGTGAACTGGGTTGGTTCCCATCCATAGAACTCCTGCATAACCCACGCGATGTGATCTCGTGAGGTTGGGCTAAGATCCTTGAGGCGCGTAAAAGCGCATCCAGGTATATATCCCTTGGTCTTGTTAAAACGACGAGGAGTAAACTCGCCTACCGCAACGAAAGGGTGCCGCTGTCGAAGAGATCCTTGCAGCGAGTCAAATGCAGATCGTAGTTCTGATTCCAACTCATGAGCGGATCGTTCGTCGAAGTACCATCCATGCAACTGTTGTTTGGTGAGGATTTCTGCTACCTGATGTTCTAGTAAGATCCAGTCAGGTATTTGTGGAAGTGCTTCCATAGTTTGTGGGTCACTTGTAAGTCCTGTACGCAATAATCCTCCATGTCTTGGGACCAGTTCTTCCAGTCAGTTTGCTTAGCAAAGCCACCCTTGTACTCACCCAATCTGTAACCGTATGCCTCTAAGGAATGTCGTCCGTAGAGTTGAAGTGGCATGTGGTTCCACTTCCTAGTCTGATCAATCTTAAGCAGATCAGGATGATACAAACGGCTAAGAATAAGAGTGTCAAGTGTTCTTGGTGGCGTGAACCACGGGTAGAACTTCTGAATGACCGGGATGTCGTAATTGATTACATTCTGACCAATGATTGTCTCAGCACCTTCCAGCATCGTGATGGCACGAGCGATAGGTTCTTGAGTACCTTCATCGTTAAAGACATAAACCTCATTGTTACCAAGGTCTTTGATAGCAACACAGTGGATGGTGGTAAGGTTTTCGTACAGGCCGTCAGTCTCGATGTCGAAGAGTAGGTTCATCAATAGACATCATTGGGTTGCCAGTGAGAATCCACTCCGTAGTAATCACACAGAAACTCAAAGAGAATCGGTAGTGTGATCACCTGACCTGAACTGCTGATCTCACCACGCTCATGCATGGAAATCATTTCATCTGGGGTGCAGACGATGATGGTGTCAGGCATCGATGGTTTTAGCGGGGTACTTGATCACAGCCTCTAGTTCCTGAAGCGTGTCCGCCCGGTAGGGTTGTGCTCGTTCCACCATTTCTGGGGTAGGAGGATTGGGGCGCTTTAGCTTTGCCAAGTAATCAAATGCACGGTCCCAACGCTCTTTGGCTTTATTGGGATCTTTCCATACAGGCGTCATAGGAAGACGACCACGTAGGTTGTAAGGATCAAAAGTCTGTTGTTGGGTCGAACTCTTGTTCGGGTTCATGCTCGATAAAACGGCAAGTGTTAAGGTCATAAATAAGGTCACAACAAGGGCCAACTTCTCCGCTGTAGCGATTTTTGAGTACTCGTACAGTTGTCGCGGAGTTGGTTTGTTGATTCCGTTCAAGTGCAATAACGGCATCACTCAGTTGTGCAATGCTGTGTGAACCTCTTAAGGAACCCAGGCTTACCCGTGCCCCTTCCTCGTGACTCTGGTCACCACTAGGACGACGCAAGTGAGAGACAAGGAACAACGAGATACCAGTCCGTTCCACAAGCGAACGAAGCTTGGTCATTGTCTGGTCAATGACACGTCGCTCATCTCCATCAAGACCACTCAGCAAAATACTGAGGTGATCAAGAAAGACGATCTTTACGTCAAGACCTTGGGCAAGATACTCCACACGGTTATAAATAACATCGGGATCAAAACTACCGAAGCCATCAAAAAGATAAAGCGGCCAATGTCCAAGGGTTCTGGAGTAGACATCTGTTAGTTCAGTGCGTGAGTGTTCACCAATGTGGTAGGGCTTGCCTTCAGCTACGGACATCAAGCCAAGGGCAGTTCGTCGATTTGACTCTTCAAGTGCCAAATAACCGACTCGTTCCCCGTTGTGAAGAAGATGAGTTGCGAGTTCACGACAGAATGAGGATTTTCCAATACCTGATCCAGCAGTGATTGTGACAAGCTCTCCAGCCCTAATCCCGTGCAGTTTTGTTTGTAAACCTTTGTATGGGTACTCATGAAGTCCATCATCGTTAGGTTTAAGGATCTGATCTAGGAGGCTCTTCGCTTCGACAATGCCGTCTGGGCGGTATGCGGAAGCGTTCCAGATTGCTTCTTTAATCGCTTGTGCCTTGCCAGCCTGGAGTGCATCGGAAGCATCCTTGAAATCTGACAAGTGAGCGATCTTAACCTTGCCTGGTGGCAATACCCCTGCCGCATCCTTCGCAGCTTGACGCCCAGGATCGTCCATATCAAAGAAGAGGACAATTTCCTCATAACCCTGGAGCCACTCAAGCTGCCTTTGAATCGCACGCTTGGCCGAACTGGCACCATCCGGTATTGATACCATCGGCCAATTCCCCGAGTAAGCTTGATAACACGAAAGCGCATCAAGTTCTCCTTCGGTGATAACAACTCGTTTCCCAGAACTTGGGAAGAGCTGCTGTCCAAAGAGTTGTCCATCAGGGTTTGATCCATCCCATCGGAATTGTTTGTCAGGGGTTTTTACCTTGGCACCAGTGCATGTTCCATCCTTTGAGAAGTAATGGAAATAGAGTTGATTGCCTTCTCGATGGACTCGATACTTACGGCAAGTCTCTTCACTGATGCCACGTTTAGGTAGCGGTTCAGGTGTTCCCTTAATGGGAAATGTCATTCGTGGTTTTGACGATTTGACGATGTTGAATTCACCAGGCTCGCGATAGCCACACCCAAAGCACCAGCTATGGCCGTCGTCGTAACGAGCAAGATTGTCTCGACTACCACAACTAGGACAAGGTTCATGTGCAACGAAGTTACTTGTTTCTGTATCGGGAGATAACAGCATTGATCAGCTTTTCGTAAATGTCAGCACAGTTCTGGAAGTACGAATGCCATTCGGTCAATGCATCAGCGAAACAAGTGACAACTTCATCAGGTGTCAATTCACCGAGCTTGATCGACTCCTCTGCCTCACATAAAGCATCGGAGAAGAACTCAGTGATCCGCTCTTTAGGTGTCATCATTGTTGTTTGTGGAAACGTTGGATCAACTCTTCGTAGCTATCCAATGCATCTTCAAAGCCCTCAACAATGTCATTCGGTGAGGAATGCTTGTCAAGGGCCATGATTAGATTGGTAGCTAGATCTTTGATCAGCTCTACATCAGCCATTCGATAGGGATACTGTGGAACACACACCATTGGAAACCGTGTTTCTCGGCCCATTTGGCGTACGTAGTTTTTGATCCTTTGTAGATCTTGTTATAGGGCGATTGAAATACAAAGCGAATGTCAAGGTCAGGGTTCTGATTCTTTACTGCCTTCATCTTTCGACGATCCTCTTCAGTCAGATGGCCTTTCACCTCAAGGTAGATACCATTAGGTAGCAGGAAATCTGGACAGTAGTTGTGAAGAATCTGGTAGGCGACCTTTGTGGATTCGTACTCGTACTTCACGCCCAGGTTGGTGAGAAGATCAGCGACCTTCTCCTCCAACCCAGAACGGAAAGCCATTAGAACTTAGAAATCCACGTCGGTTTCAGTTGCAGGAGCTGGGGTCACGTTCGGATCCTCAGCTTTGAATCCCTTGGTTTTACCAAAGAGTTCAGCAACGTCTTCAGCATCCATGTCACCAGTATCAACACCAGCACTGCTGGAAAGGCTGATGATCTGAATACCTTTCAACTTCAAGCTGGTGCCATAGGTGACACCATCTTTGAGGATGTAGGGCTTCTGGAAGAATGCAAGCTTCACAGTACTTCCGCT